AGCTATACATGAAGAAAATGAAGACCCAGATAAAAACTTCTATCCTTACTTTTCTCCATCGATGGTTGAACAAGCTAAGTCTGTTGCTAAACTTCCAGAAGTGGAAGAAGAGAAACCTCCAGTTGAACAATCATCTCTCAGCTTTATCAATGACAGTCGTGAAGAAGTTTCTTTCTTTGATGGACAAATTCCAAGTTCACATGGCAAGAATTATGGTTTATAATATACACATCTAACAACATAACATCATACATATATGAAATCATCAAAAAGCGGCATCTCCAAACTTTGGGTAGCAAAATACCGACCAACAACGATTGAAGATATCATCTTTCAGAATGATACACATCGAACTTTTTTCCATGAAGTATCAAGTGGGAAACGCGAACTACCTAATCTTTTACTAAGTGGTGTTCAGGGTACAGGTAAGACAACTATTTCCTTAGCTCTAATAAAAGACCTTAACATTGACCCGCTTGATGTAATGTTGGTGAAATGTTCTGATGAAACAGGTGTTGATAACCTTCGTGATAAAGTTGGTCGTTTTGCAGAAACAATGCCGATGGGTAACATGAAAGTTGTTAGAATGGAAGAAGCTGATTACTTATCGCACAATGCTCAAGCAGTATTACGTCATATAGTTGAAGATAACTCTGATTCTTGTCGGTTTATCTTTACTTGTAACTATGTGAATAAGATTATGCCAGCGTTGAAATCAAGGTTACAACGTTACGAGTTCAAAGCACCTAATCAAGAAGACGTCATTATCAAAATGGCTGACATGCTTGAACAAGAAGGAGTATCTTTAGAATCAGAAGAATCAATCATTGCACTTGAAAAAATTGTAAGTGTCTGCTACCCGGATATTCGTGCAACAATTGAAACATTACAACAAAGTGTTTCAAATAAAAAGCTAACATGGTCAAATGCTAATAGCAGTGATGCGAGTAATGATTATAAATTCAAGCTGATTGACTATATTGAAATTGGTGATTTCGATTCTGCACGTGATGTTATTTGTCAAAATGCTCAACGTGAAGAATACGAAGAACTCTATCAATTCTTATACCAAAACATTGCAAAAGTTCCAAAGTTCAAATCTGATATTCAATCCCAAAAGCTTGCGGTTATCGGAATTGCAGATTATCTTGATAAGCATTCAAGGTCAGCATTTCCAGATATTACAATGGCAGCACTTATCAATGCTTTGAGCAACATATAATGAGCACTGTTAAGAAACCTGCCATAGTGGAAAAGAAAGCATTCAAGCTTGACATCTTTTCGATACTCTCAAGGCTGAATAAGTCTGAATTGGACTTGTGGAATACTTTATCAGAAGAAGAGCAAAAGGGTTTTTCATCGTATGTGATTACTCGTTGGATGTCAGGAACTAAAGATGCTTATCAACTAACTATCATTGACGAATTTGTCAATAATCATTTGTTCAATCTTGGCACTAAAGATGGGTTTAAGATTGACCATACTGAACTATTCTGCAAGCTCCTTGCTTGCTGCGGATTGAATGACAGTCGTCGTTTTGTATGGAAACCTGAAAGTAAGAAAAGTGGTAAGATGTCAAGTATGGCACTTGACATTGTCAAAGAGTATTATGACTTTAGCGAACGAGAGGCAAAGCAATCATTGCCGTTACTTTCTAGCGAAGATGTGATACAATTAGCTGAAGAGCTTGGTTATCAAGTCGATGAAATCAAAAAACTCAAAAAGGAGTTAGGATAAATGTGTATTTCTGCTGGTATAGTAGTTATGTTATTAGTTGTTTTTGTAGTTGGACTAGTCGGAGTTTTGATTTTTGAATCTGACAAAAGTCACATATCTTATGGAGATAGAGACATGGCTAAATGTACTCGTCGAGAGTTCATTAAAAAGTCAGGTATCAATCTATCAAAGAAAGATGATATCTGATATCTTTGCACTTTATTTGATTATATCATGTATAGTTATTCTATACTCTTGTGCTGAATATTATTTCAAGAATCGAAAATGAACTCACTTCAAAGACGTAAAATTGCAAGACGTTATTTTCAGATAACGTCTGAAGAACTGAATGGAAAGTTGTGGGATACTGACATGGACTTGCATGAAGAATCCTCTTGGGCATTCTGTCGTTTCCTATCACGTCGTTTTCAATGTGTGTATATTCTGTCAATTCATACGGCTGCTCAAGTCTATCATGACAAGATTTTTGATAGAGCTTATGATGATGTCATTGCTCAATCGCGTACTGAAACTGACCAAGCAGTCGATATCATGGCAAAAGTCAAAGTACGTATGCAAGAGATTGTCGAGTCTGAACCTGCTCCTCTCATTCATGTAGAACTACGTGAAGATAGAGGACCTAAACATCGTATTGGTCGTAAAGTATTGTTTGCGGTTGTCAGAGAGCAAGTGATTACTGAAGAGCTCATTACTAAAGTCGTATCAAACTTCTTGGATACTAATGAAGAGCCTTATTGCAAAGTGCTGCCGATAGAATTTGATAAGCAAACCATGATACAATATCTAGACCCATTCAAACTTACTAGAGAAAGTGACAATCAACATGAGTCTTCAAATAATGGATGCAAATGCCCTAAAGAACAAAGCTGCTAATAGACGAGCAGCTTCAAGTGCGAACTCAACCCCTAAATTAGCAGGATGGAAATGTAACTATTGCGGACACGTATATGCTCGTGAGAAATCATTCTTGTCTCATGTATGTAAAGGTAAAAGACGATTAGAGACAATGAAGACTGTCATCGGTCAATCTGCGTTTGCAAGTTACAATATGTGGATGAAGCTACGAAGACATTCAGTTCAATCGCCCGATACGTTTATGTCCTCTCGCTTCTTTATCAACTTTGTAAAGTTTGCAGAATTATGTTCAAAAATTGAACTTGATGCAAACCAGTTTCTTACATTCATTGTCAAGAACCATCCTGATATTGGACCTGCATTATTTTGTAGTGATGCAGTGTATGCGTTATGGCTAAAGAACTATGATGCCCAACTTGACCCATGGGAGCAGTTAGCTCAATCACAGGAATATCTTGAACGATTAGCTGAAACACTAGAATGTCCATTTACTGAGGTGTTATCTCGCTTAGGATTTCCCACAGTGCTTGAAGCATTTAGAAAGAAAAAGTTATCTCCTTGGTTTCTATATGTGAGTAACATTGGTAGAGAGTTTCTTAATAATATTGACAAAGATGATTATTCATTATTTGAACAGGTTATCAATCATGCAGTTTGGGCTGAAAGATTTGCACAAAATCGCGAGTTACTCGCTGAAATGGATAAAGTAATCAATGTCGGAAACTAATGTTTCTTATTTTGGTGATGTTGATATTGACTTCCCAACAAAGTTCAAACCACTCAACTTATTCCCAAATTGGATACCAGCTAGTATTGTTCAGAATGAAAAACTTAGACCGCATCCTTGTGGCATCTATCCACAAAACATTCCAATTGACCCGCTAACAAAACTGGCCGCAATTCCATATGAAGAAGCTGATGAATATGGATATTTCAAGTTAGACTTTCTTCATCTTTCAGTTTACGATAAGTTTGAATCTCGTGAAGAAATCGAAGAACTGCTAACTATTGAACCTGATTGGAACTTGTTATTGATTCCATCAAATTGGTCTAAGCTTTTTCAAATGAGCAGACATGGTGAGTTATTACAACGATTACGACCTCGCTCGATAGAAGATGTTGCCGATGCTATAGCGTTGATTAGACCCGGGAAAATTGAACTACTTCCATTGTATCTTAATGATAAAGCCAAAGGTCGAGCGGCTCTTTATAAACAAGATGCATCTGGTTTTTCATTCAAAAAGAGCCATGCTATTGGATATGCTCTTGTCATAGTTTTGCAACTACATTTACTTTCGCTCGAACTGTTATAGACTTCACATTTTCAAGTAAGCTGACTATTTACATTGATTTTTATTGATGTATAATAGAACTATATTCAAACAATAGCGTGGAGAACTCCAGATGGACATTTCAGAATGCATCACAAGAAACTTGGTTCGTGAATTCAATTATGTTGGTGTTCATATTGGTGAAAGCGATGAAAATTTATTAGCCATTTATGTCGATGAAATCCCTTATGGTGGTGATGCATTGATTATGACTGAAATTGCTAAAGTCATTGCTCAATGCGTTGGTCATAAAGATTTGTTGAACATGTCAGTTCAAGTCGCACCATTTACTGAAACTGTCAATGCTATTTTTACTGTACATTACGATTTCTTCAAAGAGGAAGAAGTTGTTGTTGATTTTTACGATGATGAAGAGGAGTAAGTGAATATGCTAATTGGTGCCAATGAAGAAAGATATGTAAATCCTGTTTGTACAGCAACAGTTCTAAAAGCATTATTGCTTGGACACGAAATTACGATTGAAGCTGGTACGTTTCGTTATTTTCGTAAAGGTGAAGTTGTCGATTTGACTGAAGATACTGTTGGCGAAGTGGCTGAAGAAGGTATCTTCAAAAAATGCGAAGTTGTTCATTATCGTCGCCCGCTCAATAAACATCTTGATGAAGCTGAAACATCTCATACATGGTTACTATGGTTGAGTACTCTTGCCAGCTTCGTATCTTGGACTGAAACTATTACTCCGGCAGAAATGGCCGTCATTACAGCAAATCTGGTTATCAATCAAAAATTATGAGTGAAACTAATCTAATCAAATTCCGTTTCGGTTCTGCACTATATGGAACCGATGATGAATCGTCCGATATCGATTCCAAGATGGTTTACTTGCCAGATTACGGCAAGTTATTGCTTGGACACAAAATCAAAAACCGGGTTGTACGTGATGTAAAGCCTAACGAAAAGATGAATGCCGGTGAAGAAGAAATCGAATTTATTCCTCTTCAACGATTGGCGTTCGACTTTTTCGAAGGTCAAAGCTATGCGTATGAACTTGTCTTTGCATTCAAAAGTGGTGCTCATAACTATCGGTTTCAGTATGATAGTTCGGCACATTGGTTGAATGCATACTTTACTGCGTTGTTCAGTGAATTCATCAATGAACTCAGCACTAAGTTTTTGACATCTGACATTTCCAAAATGGTCGGCTATGCAGCTCATCAAGCTCAAGTATATGGTGTCAAAGGTGAGCGACTGAATGCAGTTGAGCGATTGATTGAAGAACTTGAAAAAGTTGAAAATCCACAAGAAACTCGTATCAAAGACGTAGAGCTTCCATTGACTGTGCTCAATGGTTACGTTCATTATTCGTACATCAAAGGTTCTAATGAAGAATACAAAGATACGTTAGCTCTTCAAGTCAATGACCGATACTATCACCAAACTGAACGGGTGTCTAATGTCATTGGAGCTTTGAAGAAACTTGTTGAAAAGTACGGTCATCGTGCTAAGAAAGCTCAAGAACAAGAAGTTGATTGGAAAGCTCTATCTCATGCTATTCGTATTGCCTATCAAGCAACTGAAATCTTGGGTGCTCAAGAACTAAGGTTTCCTCTTGAGATTGCCGACTACTTGCTTGCAGTCAAAAGAGGTCGTGTCGAATTTGAAGATGCTGTGCATAGTTTTGAAATGCTAAATACTACAATGGATAAATTGTTGGAAACAACTAAACTTCCATCTAAAACGCCAGAACTAAAAGAAGAATTTGAAGTCTGGCTTATCACGTATTTAAAATCATTCTATGCACAAATCTAATAAGGAGAAACACAAAAATGCTATACGATTATGGTTGCCCATCTTGCGGTCATGAACAGGAAATCAATCACAAACATGATGACAAAACTCAACATCATTGCCCAAAGTGTGATACAATAATGTCTAAAATTATACGTGCTTCTGCATTCAACTTACGTGGTGCGGGTTGGCATTCCGGCGGTTTCAAAGCAAAATCAAAAACACTATCATCATGAACTTGAACTTAGACATTGGCACGATAAGTGCTGTTATTTTTTGCTATTCGGTTTTCTTTCTTGGAATGGCTATCATCGTTCCTCTTGGAGCTATTGCATTGACAATAGCTCTTAGGGACCCTCGACCGGTTGCAAAGTTTCTGTATGACTCATTCTATCCACGTGATTTTCTAAAGTCCTAATATGTTTTTTGCTATTCTAGATTTTATCTTAGAAGCAATAGCAGTCATTGTTGGTGGAGCTTTGTTGGTTTGCTTTCTGGCAATTCTTGCATTTGGATTTGTATTACATGATGTCTATCGTTTGATATGTCATCGACTTTTTCAAACTTATTATCATGTCAGGTATAAACTATATGATTGACCTTATCGATTCTTTTGTATTATGGGTCGCAATGGCAATATTGCCTAGTGCTGATTTTTTTGCTGTTGCTTATCACTTACAATCAATTGAGTTCTATGACACCGACAATGAATACTAATACTTCACATCATCGTCGATTCATCTTCGACTTTGATGATACTATTTCTCACACATTTAACCGTGACTGGGATAATGCAGAACCTGACCAAGTAGTCATTGACAAAATCAATGAGCTGTTTGAAAACGGGTTTGAAATCTGGATTTGTACTGCCAGGGGAATGCTTTCTTGTAATGGTGACTTAGCTCTTCGTGAAAAGACTTATAGAACAAGCATTGAAACTTGGCTAAGAAACCATAATGTTCATTATCATGTCTTGTCATTTGAAAAAGTATTAGGCGCATATTATGTCGATGATAAAGCGATACACGTCAATGATTTCAAGAAGATGTCATTCAAAATCCTCCACGGTCTTTCGGGCACTGACGTCTTTATTACTGACGAAAAGTTTGTCAGTAAGACATGTGAGAATGCACTTCAGGTTGCAGCATGGCACGAACGAGCACGTGACCTCCAAATCCGCGTACCTAAAGTCCATTCAGTTATTGGCAAAACTCTAAACATGGATTACATCAAAGGTGAAAGGTATAAACCTGGAACCTTTATCCATAAGTTGCGACTTCAAATTGACGACTTTAGAAACTATCGTCCAATGCATCATGCGGATTTTGCTACTTATATTGAACGCATTCAAGCTCACTTAGATGAATCTGAATTGTCTAGTGTAGCAAAAGAATTGATGATTGAAAAACTTGAGTCAATCGAACACCATATGAACAAAGAAAAGAGCTTTTGTCATGGTGACTATTCGATTGATAATGTTATCATTACCTCTCACGGTTGGTATTTGATTGACCCTAATCCAACTGATTATTCAAGCTGGTTATTAGACTTGTCTAAGTTGAAGATGTCATTGTATCGCTTTGGTTATGATGATGATTATGAAACACTGTCAGACAAGATACTTGGACACTATGGAATGGCTCATAATGATGCAATTTTTACATTAGAGCTTTCGCATTGGGTTAGAATACTCAAGTATGTTAGACATTTGCCAAACCAACAATCACTTTACAATAAAGCCTTTGTTACAATAGAACATGGAGTTCATGTATGACATCAATCAAACCTCTTGAAATCATTGAACGCGAACGTAAAGCTGGTCGTAAGATTGGAATGACGTTCAGCACATTTGACGTTTTGCATGCAGGTCATGTAGCAATGTTAGCTGAATGTAAAGCTCATTGCGATTTTTTAGTCGTTGGTTTGCTATCTGACCCGACTATTGATAGACCGACATCTAAGAACAAACCAGTGCAATCTCTCTTTGAACGTTGGGTACAAGCTCAGGCGATTTCATACATTGATTTACTATTTCCATTTGAGTCCGAACAAGACTTGACTGATAGCTTATTGCTAATAAGACCTGACATTCGATTTGCTGGTGAAGAATATGAGTATGTTGAATATACTGCAAAAAAATTGAATGAAGAATTGGGAATAGAAATGTTCTTCAATAGACGAGCTCATTCTTTCTCTACATCAGAACTTAGGCAACGAATTGCTGATGCAGCACTTGCTAAACAACAATTATCTGGTACTCTATATCAATTATGAACAAACCAACTATCTTTCTTGATATGGATGGGGTTCTTAGTGACTTTGAAAAAGCAGTCATTGAGCTTCATGGTCCTAATTATAAAGACTTACATCCTGTTACGTTTTGGAAACCAATCACAAAACAAATTGACAACTTCTTCTATACATTAGACCCAAAGCATGATGCATTAGAACTAGTTGAATATGTCAAAGAAATTGATGGATATGACATCAAAGTATTGACAGCTCTTCCACGACCTACTGATAAAGCTGTCACTGCGGGTCAAGACAAAACTAACTGGATTCATAAACACATTGACAGTACGTTAGAAGTCATTACAGTTATTGGCGGAAAAAACAAAGCTAAATACTGTAAGTCATCTGAAGATATTTTGATTGATGACTTACCGCGAAACATTGATGCATGGAAAGAAACAGGTGGAATTGGAGTACTTCATACTTCAACATTAGAAACAATTCAACAATTAGAAAAAATCATATATGTATAAAATCGGTTTTACTCATTTAGGAAAGTCTAAGAAATTTGAACGTGACATTTCTTCAGTCGATAATGACTTTCAGACTCTTATTATCAACATAGCAAGAAATAATCCTGACGATATGTTCTATGCGTTACAGTGTAGAGGGGATGCATCTAACAAACGGTTGTTTCCAAATCAAAATGTTACGTTTATTCCGTCATCAAAGAATGATGATAACTTTATTGATAATGACCCTGGTTTGGATTTACTTATTCTCTATACTGGTATTTCGGCTCCTGGTGTCAATATCAACAATATGACTGTTGATAAGAATGACCCGACTAAAAGACAGCAGGTCAAGTTTCAAATGGTTGCAAGATATTGCTCGCCATTATTGAAATGGATAAATCATTCTAAAGTCAAATACATTGCTTTTTCTAATGACCCACGAAATTGTGAGTTACGTGTTTTAGATTTACATCATAGACCAATGAGACACTTTTCTCAATCTACTTGGGAAGTTGAATTGCCAAAAATGATTTCATATGATGATAGAACTAAAATACTTTTTACAAGTAAGGTTGAGTATTGGCCAATTGAGCAAATCAAACTTTGTGACATAAAAACAGACCATCGAGATTCTTTAGAAAAAACAACTTTATTTGGATTGATTTGTAATGAAGGTTCTGAAGAATACGAAAGACAGGGTGTCAATCAACGTTGGCCTATTCTAAAAGATTGGATTCTTAATTCTTCTAATCAAGATATTGAAATCTATGGTAAGTGGAATCAGAAGTATTTAGACCAAGATTCCCGAATGAAAGGAAGCATTCCTTTTCTAGAACTACAAGAAAGAATCAAACATTGGAAGTATTCGGTTTGTATTCCAATCAAAGATGGCTGGGTTACAGGTAAATACTGCGAGTTGATTCAACATAAGATTGTTCCGTTTCTTTATCCTGGATATGATTCACAACGTTTAGTCAATTTCCCTGAAATACTTCGTCTCGAAAAACCAGAAGATTTATGGGAACGAATTGAGTTCTTTGAAGAATTCCCTGAAGAATACGATATCTTATGGAAAGAACTTGATGAGCTAGTTTTGAATGACGATGTTATCACTGGTAAAAATATCAATGAATTTGTTTATTCATTTCTTACCGATGATTATGTGTTCAAATATACTCCGCCCAAATACTACAATTGGACGGATTACTTTGATTCGCATGTATTAAGGTTTGATTAAGAAATTCGTTTTAGATGAATCTCAATACCTTCTGATATCGGTAAGACTCGTTTTCTTTTTACTTTAGTTTTATGATGGTCGGGATAATAAAAAACTCGACCAACGACTCGAGCTATATTATTGATTGAGAATGTTTTATAGAAGGGGATTGCAACATTTGATAATCCCCTTTTAGCTAATTGCATACTAAACTGATATTTTGCAGAAGCATCATAATACCAAAAGATAGCTTCAGAAACTAACTCTTGTGGCGAGATTCCCTGTTGAGGTATATTATTATCTAATACGAATGCTTTAACTTCAGTGTTAGTAATGTTATCGATTATGCAAGTAAATTCTTGTCGATTATATTCAACCATTGATAATAAATGTAGATTATCAAGAGTTTCAAGATGGTCTATTATTAGAGGAGGAATTCGTTTCTTAGACATATATTAGTATTTCCTTATTTCAAAATTGTGAAGTAGTTACTGATAACCTATTTACATTAGTTAGAAAATAATGTATAATTTATAATCTAAATAGGTTATTCTTAACTTCAAAAGGAAACGTGTGTATGAGCGATACAAAAATCATGGAAAGCCCATCTTATGGTGAAGCAGTTTGGAGAAAGCTTGGTGTCATGAGTGTTATGACATTTGATGCCGGTAATAAAGAAGAATTTGATGCATGGGAAGAGGCTCATCCTAAACATAACTTCGATTCAATGCAAGTCGTTAGAACAGATATCAATGGCATCTTTGAAGTATGGGTTCCATTGAAACGTGATAATAAAGAATGGGAATATAAAGGAAGAACTGTCTTATATCAAAGTATCAAGAAGGGCGATTATCCGGGTTCAGTATCAGATGCTCAACTTATCAAATGGTTCAAAAAAGCTGAACAATTTATGATTGAAGTGAACGATGACATCA